TAACGCTCATAGCCCTTAACAAGAAGGTTGTCTGTCGTGAAATCGACTTGCATGTCCATTTCGAATGGAATGCGCTCCATATACACCAGACCCTTAATGTTTGTTAAGAGGAACCAAGCGTAGTTAGAAGTCAAGAAGTCCATGACCATATAGCCTTCTGGCAGACCGCCACCCGTGAAGAGGATCGCATTGGTGTCGTTATCTGCCGTACCCGGACGAAGCTGCGTCTTCGTAAGACGAATAGCAACTGGTTCAAGTGAAGGAGGAACGATCAACTTACGACCACGGGCAAAAATCTTGATGCCAGCGATATCGCGGAAGTTCTGGCGGATAGAAACCATTGCGTTAAGCAAGGTTGCTTCGTTCAGATCTACCTGTACAGTTGGGGTATTAGCAATCGTCAGACCGCCATCGATAGGATGCGACGTGGAGCAAAGTGCCACACCGTCAGCGCCGATGGATGCATTGTACGTGGTTGCCGTGTTAAGCACGTTAGCCGCGTAGATTTCTTTGGTCTGATGGAAAGATTCAGTAAGGCCAAGGTTGGTTGGCTTGAACTGAGCCTTGTAGAGGTTGTCGTCGATAGCCTTACGGGTGATCGCGTAGCCAAGTGCAATTTCGTTATGCTCTTGGTTGTACACGTAACGCTCACCAGCAGCGTTATCAAACTGCGTGTTACCGCCTTCTTGCTTCAACTGAGCAAGACCAAGGTAACGCATTTCAGCGGTGCGTTCCAAAGCCATGTTCGACTTGGTGATTTCGAACACCTTGTCGTACTGGGATGGAATTTGCGAATACTTACCTTCAACTCCACGGAGGCCGGGGAGGAGAAGGTCACGAATCTGACTGAGATTAATAGCCATTTGAACTTACTCCTATTACGACCCAGCCGTCAGACGGAAGGACTGGTTGTTGAAAGCAACGATGATACGGTTATACGCAGTCGTCGTATCCGTGCCGTTTGCGCCGGGAGGTGCAGTGACAAGCGAAAGAATACGGAAAGCATACGTCGTAGACGTGCTAATGTTGGCTTGGTTAGCATATGCAGTCGACTGACCAGTCAAAAGCTGGTAAGCGGCTGGCGATGCAGGTGAGTTACCAGCGTAGTCAATGTTTGAGTTGACTTGAGCCTGAGTAACCGCTGCGGAACCAGAAGACTGAACGTTAAACGTAGCCTGTGGGTCGACAATTACATAAGCATTGATAACCGTTCCCGATGGGACAGTCGTGCTGGCGGGCCAGTAAGGCGACCAAACAACGCGGTTAACCGATGAATTGTAATATTCGCAACCAATAAATACGCCAAGAACGGCAGTCGTGCCAGCAGCGCCAGCAATTACATAGCCGCCCGAAAGCTGTACGGGGTCGCCAGAGAAGATGTTTGAAGAATAAGCAGATTGAATCTGATACGTCGACTGTCCAAGGGAACCAGTACGCCCGTCCAAAAATCCTGCAAGTACGAAACCATTGGGCGCAGAAGTGTTCGCCATAGGTCGCTCCTTTTCGGTAGGATAAAATCAGACGGCGCGTCTGCATGTATCCAACGAGGGGAAGCCCACTACGGCGCGTAATGGAGTTATAACTTTTCCTATAACACCGTATTAAATACTATGCAATAGGGGAAAAGGGGGCCGAAGCCCCCTTTTTATTAAGTACGTGGAATTTGCATTGGCTCGTAGGACTTTTTAATCCCTGTTTGCTTACGGTCACGTTCAAAAGTACCAGCAGGGGCGATGCCCAATGCTTTTTCCTTTTGGTTAACCAGTTCACGGGCGGTAGAAAGTTCACGATTCTGAGCAATCGTGGTAATTTCCTTGGGGCGCTCCATAAGAATCATGCCCTTTTTACGGATTGCACCGTTATGACCAATAGGCATCATGTCCGGATGACGGCGGGTATCTACTGGTTCCCAGCCACCGGAACGCATTTCAAGCATATTCTGCTCATCTGTCATGCCAGCGATGGATTCCCGCTTCCAATTGTAATCCCAACCTTCAGGAATCTTTCGTGGATCAATGTAAAACTCATCGTACATTGATGGGTCCATTGAATCGTCGTTCATTCTGGCCCGCAACTCTTCAGCACGAAGCGCAGCTTCACGTAAACCACGGGTAACTGGGGCTACACCCAACTCTGGGGCATCATTCTGGCGTAATTCGGTCATGTTTTCTTCCATTTGTTCTGTAATTGGGGTTTTAGCTGGCCGTCCGGGGCCGCGTTTAACTGCTTCTGACATGGATTACCTCACAACATATTCTTTTGTTGGTAATACAGCTTGCCTTCAAGGTATTCCTCGTCAGTCATGTCCATATCACGGGCTGATTGGCGTTCTGCTGGCGTCAAAGTCATGGTAACTTGCTGTCCTTGACGGAAAGTTTGTGCAGAATTGGACCGCGAAACAGGTGCAGCCGCCATAGCTTGGCGTTGACGGGGTTGTTGTACAGACTGTTGTACAGGTTCGTTGCCATAAACTTTGCTTTCAATGTGTGCAAAGTACTCTGGGGTGTCTGGTTGGATGTTTAATGCATCCGCTTCGTAATGTGCGGCGGTCATAAGCTTTGTTTTGACCGGATCAGCAAGCACATCACGGTGTGAACGCAACCAAGCTTGTGAAGTTGGGCTTCTAACCGCCTGAATCTGTGCTTCAATTGGGTCAGTTGGCTGTTCTTCAAACCGTGGTTGGGGCTGTTGGCGTTGCTGTTGAAGCATTTGGCGTTCATATGCCAATTTTTCTTCAACAGCTTCTTTCCCCTGCGCCAATTGCATCAATCTGGATTCAGTTTGAGCCATTTGACGCTGTATTTTGGCGGCTTTTGAATAATCACCTTCCGCCAAAGTGTTAGCATAATCACGTTCCAACATCTCTGCGTCACGTTCAAAGCTTGCAATTGCGTTAACAAAAGCTGTTAACTGGTTGTCTTGAGCCTGAACTTGATACGTTTTTACTTCTTGTTGGGCTTTGTGGGCATTTCTTTCCGCCTCAACCTTTTGACGGCGGATTTCTTCTGCTTCACGTTGTTTTTCGCTTAACTGGCGGCGTAAAAGTTCTACGCCGTTGTCTTCTTTTGCCGTTTCAATCTGTGGTTCTGGTTGTTTTTCAACGTTACCAAGGTCAAAATCTGCCATTTGCGGCACATTTGGTGCGGTTACCGTAACTTCTGCGGCTTCTAAATCTGACATGTTTTACTCCTCAGAACGCCATATCTGGCTCTGGAATGACCATTTTAATTTGAACATCTTGAATTACGTGGCAAAGAACGCCGTTAATGTTCAACTTCCAACCGTCGGACGAACGAAGCACAATCCAATCGCCTTCGTTTACATCTTGTCCGGCAAAGCCAGTTTTGTCGTCATCCACAAACGCAATTGGACCTTTTTTCAAAACAAGAACTACCTTGCCTTGATACTCGTCTTCTTTGCGGATGCCATCTGATAAATAAAGCCCGGAGGCTGTGCGTTCTGGCCTTTTATATACGGCACAGAGTATATTGTTATGATATACGCGAATGCCACTAATATCACCTATGGCATTTTTTAACTCCGCTGCGGGGTCTGCCGCATGGAGCATCTTCATAGTAGCGGTCTTCATTTTATCTGCCTTTTCTATCAATGCCGACGATGTCATCCATCGTCTCTTTCGCCCAGATAAGTGCGTCGGATAATCCTTTTAGATACCCAACGCGATTCTTATAGTCCTCGTAAGTTTGTGCAGAACCATTTAAGAGGCTTTCCGAATGGTTCTGCCTTTCTTCTTCAATGCGCTCCTCCAATTTGCGGTAGAGGAGCAGGTCAAGTGACGCCATAGAACTCCTTATTCAGTTCCGTTTGCAGTAGGCCACTTTTTCTTTTCCAAACGACCAAGTCCAGACCCGGAACCGTAATCTTTTTCTTGATATTTTGGCATTCCCTGACCTACGCGACCGCCTGATTTGCGGGGCATAGGAGGTCCACCAGCGCCGCCACGGGCAGCAAGAGCCGCCATTAGCTGCGGAGGAAGTTGTGGTGCGCCACCTGCTGGTGGCATGCCACCTGCTGGCGGCATTGGAGGCATCTGTGGTGGTACAGGCGGCATCATTGGTGGGACAGGAGGCTGACCCATTCCAACGCCAGCGCCCAATACGCCTTGGCCTTGTCCGCCAGACTGCGGAGAAATGATGATGTTGACATTGGTTTTACCCTTTGTGCGTCCACCAGTTGCGCGGTGTGCGCGACCACCTTTATTCATTTCTTCATCATTTGTTGCCGGAATATTAGCATTGCCCGACAACTTATCAGCCGCCATACGAATACCGCGTTGACGTTTATTCATAGTCCGTTCGGTGTCCATTATATCGGCGGGTGAATATGGCCGCGATGAAGAACCGTACATTTTTGATTTTAGATTGCTTAAAAGTTGTTGGTCTTTGTATTTTTTATTAGCAGCAAGATTTTCACGGGCTGCATCCATGTAACGGCTCATTGCGCCACCGCCCATTTTGTGGGCGCGTTCAGCCATGCCACCGCTGCACATATGGCAACCGCAACCCTTAGCATGGGCGCGACCGCCTTTTTTCATACCGTCAGAACCGCGCATTTCATCAGATGTGCGGCCTAATTCGTATTTTGTGTTTTCCAAATTTTCATTGGAATCTTGCAATTTGCGGTTCATCAACCGGCCAGCACGTTCAATGCCTTGCATACGGTTGCCCATTTTACGGGTAAAATCCCGTTCAACGTCAGTTTCCGCCTGTGGGCGACCAGTTTTTGCACCAACAGAACTACGCATTGATTCTGCGCTGCCCTTAGCTTTAGAAATTCTAGCAAGGCTAGGGCCAGCTTCTGCTAAATAACGGCTCATTGCACCGCCGCCCATTTTGTGCGGACGTTCTTTAAAAGCATCTTGTTTAAGAACTTTGTGCATTAATTTCTTGTCTTGTGCTTCGTCCGTATGTTTTGCAGCGCCGCCAGATTTGCGGGGGATATAATTGTCCGAAGCAAGATTAG